ATCCCTACTGTGCCTGCTGACAAGCGGATACAGGTAGGGATTGAGAAGGTTCAGGACAGGCTGAAACTACGTGGTGATAAGACGCCCGGGGTAAGGTTCTGGCGCGATGCGCTAGTTGAGGAGGACCCTGAGTTGAAATTGTTCTACAAGCCTACCAATACGTTGCAGGAATTCGCTGGATATGTTTATCCGCAGATACAATCCGGTTCCGTGGAGAAGGCCCAGGACGAACGTCCTATGAAGATAGCGGACCACGGTATGGACGCCGTTCGCTACATGGTGATGCACTTGGATGGCAATAAGGTTGGTAAGGCGAAGGTTCACAGGTACGCATAGGGAGACAGTATGACAGAATATCAGAAACAACGCAGTTTATTAGAGTTGTTCACCACGAGGCAGAATTTAGGCATTGACGATGGCCAGCGGGCTTTTTTGGAGTGGCTGACATTGGAAGACCTGAATAAACAGGCCAAGTATCGTAATTATCGGGAATACTACGACGGCGAGCACGCTGTCATGCTGACAGACCGACAAAAGAAGTTTCTTGAACTGGCCACTGGCCAGCAGTTCAGCGCCAATTTCTGCCCCTTGGTTGTTGATGAACTAGAGCGCCGGATGCTGGTTTCTGGTTTCGACGCCGAGGGCAACAAGAAGGTCGGTGGCCCCAAGGGTGTCTTGTGGCGATGGTGGAGAATGGACAATATGGACGCCGACCAATCGGACACGCACCTTTCGGCCATACGAGACGGTGACTCGTATGTTATTGTTGCATGGAACGATGAAGAGGAGCGGCCAGAGTTTCATCACAACATGGCATACGATGGCACAGAGGGCGTTGCGCCATATTACTCAGACGAAACTGGCAAGTTGACTCACGCCACGAAGCGATGGCTAGTTACTAATACGGGCGACCAGGCCGCTGGAATCGCCAAGAGAATGAACGTGTACTACCCAGATAGGGTAGAGCGATATATTGCAGACGGGTCGCATGGTGGCGATTTTTATCCGTACACTCTTGACGGGAAACCTGGCGTTATAGACTGGTCAGACCCGATAACGGGCAAGCCGTTCGGTATTGCTGTTCACCATCTGAAGTATAAGTCCGGTGGCTACCGCATGGGGAAGAGCATTCTAGAAGACGTTATCCCCCTTCAGAACGGTCTGAACAAGGCGTTAGTTGACGTGGTTGCTGCGGCCGACACAACGGGGTTCCGGCTCTACTGGGCCACCGGCACAGACATGACAGACGAGAACGACGAGCCTCTACAGGTTCACCCTGGTACGTTCCTCACCAGCACGAGCCCGGATTCTCGCTTTGGGTTCATACCCGGCGAGGACCTTCGACCACTAATTGAAGTGGTCGATATGTGGAAGGTTTCTATCGCACAGGTATCGGAGACGCCTATGCACCTGTTCCAGGTCAGTGGTCAAAACGCCTCGGAAGGCGCACAGAAGCAGCAGGAAGTGGGCATGATTAACAAGGCCACATATTGGGGGCGTAGCGTTGGCAATATGTGGGAGCAGTGTATGCAACAGTCAATACTGCTAAGTAACGCATACGCCGGAACATCGTATCCTACCGACCTCATCGTTCAGACGTTGTGGGAAGACGCGGAAGTTAGAGACAAGACGACGCGGCGCGGCCAGGTGGCTACTACGGCGAAGACCTGGGTTGATGCTGGGGCAAGTCTGGAGGAGGCTGCCATCGAGGCCGGTGTCTCCGAGGATAGGGCGAAGAGCCTAGGCAAGATTGAACTACCGCGCCTTTCGCCACTGGCTCCTGGCCAGCAGCCTATGGTTCCTGGCCAGCAGCCAGCCGCACAGCAGCCAGTAGAAAGGGAGGACGATGCCAGCTAATAGATTAGTGCCACTTGATTGGGACCCAGCGGCCGTGGAGCTTCTGGCCAGGCTGGCGCCTTCAGATATTGACCGTGCCCGTATATGGTGGCAGACCTATGCCCCCACAGCATATGAGGCCATTCTGGATAGTAAGATACTTGAGCTTGGCGAGTCTTACGCAACCATTGATGACCTGCGCGAGGCGATAAGTCGCTACCTTGAGGAGTTGGATTCCGATTCTCTAGACAACACTGCCCAGAAAGAATGGTATGCGGCTGGTCTTCTTTTCCTGTTCGCCGGTGGCGCCTATTGGCGCATGACTGGCTCGATAGTAAACTGGCGCACTATTCGGACCTCCATTGACACGACGCTGGGACGCAGCCAGCCGGATATGCAGGCACTTTGTAACGGGCTACGTGGCGGAGATGTGACACTGGCGGACTGGCAACAACAGATGACCGATGCGATAAAGAACGCTGGAATAGCCGCTGGAATCCAGGCCGCTGGCGGGGTAGGCAACCTGGACGCGAACACGGTGGCAATCATAGAGAACAATATACGAGAGCAACTGGCGTATCTGGACAACTTCGCCCGCGCCATAGGCGACGGGATGACATTAGACGGGACTGTCTGCCGTCTAATGAAGATGTACACTCAGGCCGCTAGGGGGCTCTTCCACGAGGTCGAGTCGTACCTTATGGGCCAGGAAGGGTTCGACTTGGAGATTAACGTACTTGGGGCCACGGAGAACCATTGTGATGGTTCTGGTAGTTGTATTGAGGAGACGGCCAAGGGCTGGCAACTACGCGGGAGTGGCACGCCAATTGGCTCGCGGACCTGCTTATCTAATTGCAATTGTCATTGGCAGTATAGGAATAGCCTGACCGGCGAGGAGACTAGGGGATGACAGCGAAGCAATGGAGGAAGATTGAGTTAAGGATACGGAACGTGATGCGACATAGCAAAATGGTTAATATGGTGTTGTGGGAAGACCCAAACGGAGATATGCACCTACAGGTGGTAAACAGTCAGATAGAACACATACCTGGAGATGGGTTTTCAGAAGACCCGCCACGCCGTACTAGTATTTAGTGCATTATAATAATATACTATAGTTGTACGGTCACCATACCGTATTATGTGATGTGAAACGATAGAAACACAGCACGGCTAGGAAACGGCCGTGCTGTTTTTGTTACAACCCGTGCCGTTGCACGTAAAAAGCGAAGGAGGTAATTATGCCAGAAGATAACCAGGACACCCAGCCGGGGACACCGACTAGCACACAGCCTGCGGAGGCTCAAAACGCCGATAACAATCAGCAGCCAGAGGATAAGCCGATTCTAATACCAAAAGATAGATTCGACAAAGTGAACGAGGAGCGCAAGTCCGCTCTCGCTCAACTCAAGGCCGCAGAGGATGCTAGACGCCAGGCCGAGGAGTCCGCACTTAAGGAGCAGGGCCAGTACAAAGAGCTATACGAGAAGATGATGACGGACGCGCAGAGGGCTCAACAGGAGCTTCGGACGCTGAAGTACGACTCGATGCGGCGAGAGGTTGCACAGACAGGAGGATACCCGGCGCTATGGGACCGACTGCGAGGCGACACGGATGCAGAACTGGCAGATGACCTTGCTCGAATGGTCGAGGCATTTCCAAAGCCGAAGTCACCAAACATTGACGCCGGGACGGGTTCGGGAGCGAGACAGGGCGAAGCCAAGGTTAAGACTAGCATGTCTAGCGACGAGCGCGAATACTGGGCGACGATGCTGGGGGTTCGTGTACAGGACCTGCCCGCCGACCTAGTTGTCAGTATTTAGTTAAGGGAGAATATTATGTCTATTGCAAGAACTACAGCAGCCAATAGCGAACTGGTAAAACCGCTGGGGGGAGCCATTATCCGTCGATATACGGCTGGTGCGACAATCCTACCCGGCGAGGTTGTGTCGATGAGTTCGGACGGGTTTGTTGACCCTGCCGATACCACATCGGCCGTTGCTCAGGTTGTTGGCATTGCTATCAAGGGTGGCCTCGTTACAGAGACCATTGATGTTGTTGTTCACGGTCCTATCGTTTGCGTTACGGGGGCAACCCCAGGAAAGGGAATCCACGCGACCAATACGGCCGGTGAACCCGGAGAGAGCGCGGGCTCTCAGGCGGGTATTGTTGGCTTCGCGGAATCCGCGACGATTGTATTTGTGCGCCCAGTTGTGGTGTCTAATTAGTAGTCTAGGAGGATATTATTATGGCTATTTACGGTAATCGTGATACAGCCTCCCTCGTTGGACTACCCGACGGATGGGATGGCGCAAAACTAGAGGCTAATCGCCTCGAAAATGGAATGACATTTGGTAGCGTTGTGAGTTTACTCAACTCCGGGCTAGCGGCTGTCAATAACGAATTGTATAACGACCCGCTCTGGAGCGGCATGGTGTCGTACCAAGAAGAACTGGAAGTTGAATACTCCCAGGGTGAGTCGAATGCTATGAACGTCTATACGGAGTACGGCCGTCCTGACCCGCAGCGAGCTTCGCTGCAAGGTCACATGCTGCCGTTGCTGGCGTATGACCGTTCGCTGGAATGGACCTGGGACTATCTGCGTAAGGCGCGAGTCAGTCAGGTCGTGGCCGATATCAACTCCGGGCTGGCCAACCTGCGTACACAATGGCGCAAGAGTCTTCTGACTCGTGCCCTGCTGCGCACCGACGACAGCGGAGCGAGCAAGGGGTTGGGTACTAGTGGCTATTCACCTGGATTTGCCACTGCCGCTGGAAGCACGAGTGTAGACTTTGTTCCGCCAGGATTTGCGGGCAATACGTTTACTTCGGCACACGAGCACTATGTTGGTATTACTGGTGGCGTGTGGACCGTTGACGTTTTTGCCGATATCAAGGCAGAACTACGGGAACATGGACACGAGCCGCCATATGTGGTACTTATAGCCTCAGAAGACGAAGCAACCGTTTCCGCGCTGGCCGGTTTCACCAAGGTTGACAACCTGTTAATGAAATACGGCGACGACACCGACCGAACGACACTGCCTCCGGCAGCCGTTGGCTCTTCGAGTGCTGGCGGGTACTTCATCGGCACCATCAGCGATTGCGCAGTTCGCGTCGTGTACGGTATGCCGCAGTATTACGGCTTTGCGTTCAAGTCATACGGTTCAAATTCGCCAATGAACCCGCTGCGCATTCGCGTTGGCAAGGGCGCTCCATTGCGTCCGTGGTTCCGGGCCTTCCCTGACCCGCGCTCGAACGGTGGGGCTAACTACCCGCTTCAGAACCTGATGTTCTTTGGCGAGTTTGGCGTTGGCGTAGGTACGGACCGCACTGCGGCCACTGCACGCTATAACAATAGCGGAACGTGGGCTGACGGGGTTCCTAGCTAGTCGCTAGTCAAACCGTATGGGTGAACCAATAACATTGTATACGGTCACTGGTGAAATGGTGACCGTATACGGAAAGAACCATGCTAATGAAATGATAGGTGCTGGCGGATTACTAGAATCCCCTCCGCCAGCACTTAGTGTAGAGGAAGAGGTTGTTGATAAGCAGCCAGCGCCAAGGCGCGACGCTACGAAGGACACGATATGAGCTTTACCTATTTCCACAACCCAGCCGCGCCGGTTGAGCGCGATTATGTACGTTTCCATCTAAACGATGTGATTAAGGACAGCGGCCCGCTGCCGGAGAACTATAACTTTTCCGACCACGAGTTGGATATGCTTCTTGACCTTGAGGGAACGTGGCAGCGAGCAGTGGCCGCTGGGTTTGAGGCACTAGAGGCGGCATGGCTGCCGCACCCCACCTTTCAGGCCGATGGTATGTCTGTTTCTTTGTCTCATATCTCAAAGAACTATGGCGACACGGCACAACGGTGGCGCCGCATATATGGCGGTCAGCCTGGCAGTTCCATAAAGGCCAGGAGCTTGATACGGGTAGATGGCTATTCACAGGATGTGGCCAGCGATGAGGTGAGTTAGTGGTTTTATCTAGACGACAGATATCGGTTATGCGCAGCGTTTATGACGGCATGATGCAGGACACGTGTTCTATTTACACACGGTCGAACACGCTATCGTCTAGTGGCCAGCCAGTCGCCAGTTGGGCATTACTTGCTAGTGGTGTGGAGTGTGGCTTTGAGTTCTCTCCGTATAAGTTCCGTAGTCGAGAGATAACGTCTACGGGAGGAGGAGAGGAAACTAGCGAGATTCTGGTGAGATGCCGTTTACCAATATCATATTATAGTTCCATTGACCAGAACGACCGTATCGTCCTGACGGATAGGTTTGATGATGGCGATTATCCGGCACCAGAAACCTACGAAATTCAAGGGTTCCTGGAGCGCGGGCCAGCGGGTCTTATAGTTAACCTTAAGAGGGTGGAGGCGTAGTGGTCACGTTCCAGCAAACTACAGGATTCAGCGCCGTATTCAGTCAGTTGAGCGCCCACGAGAAGTCTTTGCAAATGTCTAGGCTATCAGATGCGGCTGTACATGGTGCAGAGTTGGCTCGCGAGTTCATAGAGGACGAGATGGGTCAGCCAAAGGGCGGTATTTTCTGGAACCGGCCGGACCTGCCAAACACGTCATCTTCTCCGTCAGAGTTCCCGGCCGAGCAGACCGGCGCACTGGTGGACTCGTTAGAAGTGGTAAGGTTAGCATCTTATCCTGGAGTAGGGCGGGCGGCACTGCAAACGAACATAGCGATGGATGGGGCCAGACATGGATGGTTGATGGAGTTTGGATTTACTACGTCCGATGGCGGGTTTCATATACGGCCGTGGATGCGACCGATAATAGACATGAACTCTAAACGACTAAATGAAGAGATGCAGATATATATACGCGGGGCCACTAGCTCTATGGCCAGGCCGCAGTTACTAATGTCGAGGGGGTAGAATGGCGATAGGAACATCAATGCGTTCACTGGTTGTCGGGAAC